GTGCAACCCACGCAGCCTCCGCAGCCCGCGCCTGAGCAAACACCGCATCCCACGCCGCATCCGCCGCATCCCGCGCTGCCTGCAATCGCTCCAATTCTGTTTGAGTGGTCATTTCATTACCCTAGGGTAGAGAATGACCGGGGACTGCAAACGATCCACCAGGTCGATGGCTTCCTTCATCGTGTTGCGGTGGGCTAGGTCTTCCCAACGGCCAAAGGACTTACGCTCTTGGATGATCCACTGGGTAGTGATCGGGTCTTGTATCGCTCTGTAGTTAGCTTTCATGGTGATTGTACCAACCGGCCTTCAAACGAATAGAACCCGTTGTGAGAGAGATCCACCCACGGGGCTGCATATACTTTGAACCCAGCCTTACGCGCTATGGTGCAAAAGTAATAGTCCTCAGACAGCAGGACGTTGGTATCTGGGTCGATGCTGACGCCAAAATATTCGTAGAACATTTCAGGATGCAGATTCCCGCCCAAGTCCGTGACGTTGTTCTTATAGGTTGCAACCGTCTGTTGCAGCGTCTCAAAGACTTCACGCTTGATCAGCATGAACCCTGTACCGCCGTTCATAATCTCTAGCGGTTCATTCATGGGTGCGGTCACGCTAGTGGCATGGTTCGCAAGATTCACCACAAAAGACCCGGTGTGGTACTTGAGCTGCTCATCTGGCACACCAGCTGCAATAGCCTGGCGCACTGAAGGCCAGCTGATTTCTTTCTTAGGATAGATCCCGCAGATGATGTCTTTATCAGCGGCTAACATGGGCGGGAATTGTTCTGGATTCCAGGCTATGTCTGCGTCGATAAACATCAGGTGTGTGCATTCAGTCTGCATAAACGCATGGGCCAACCCATTACGCGCTCGCTGTATAAGCGACTCATTAAACATGGCGCTCTGGGTGTAGGCCACCCCGATAGATAGCAGCGTCTTTTGCATCAAAATCATCGACGTATGGTAGTTGCCGAAACACTGTCCGCCATACATGGGGGTGGCAATAAATATATGCTTATTCAATGACTTATCCTCTATTGTAGTTAGGAGTGCCCTACCAAAATCCGCCGGGCCAGCGGTCCTAACTCTGTCCTCTGAGGGACTCACGTTCTGGTTCGTGGAGGTTCAATTCGTTACCTAGGAGGGGGAGAAAGTCGGTCAAGTTCATGATGACCAGACTGTCCTCCCCATCAGCGCGACAGATCACAATCGGGCGCTGACCTAGGTTACACGATTCCTCTGCCTGTTCCATCCACGAATAGACGCTGATACCGGCTCGTCGCTTGCACTCAATGACATACTTTTCCAACAGGATGTCGCCACCAGAGTCGCGGGTCTGGGTGAGATTACGGCTGCAATCAATACCCAGAACATCACGGATCTGGTGTACAACTTCCCGCTCGTAGGCATGACCCTTAGTGCGTTGCGACTTGCCCATCAGAATGGAATCGTGTTGTCATCAAAAGGATCAGCAGCGCCTTTAGGTGGCGCCACTTCCTTTGGATACTGCTGCGGCTGGGCCTGATAGTTATCCACTGCCAGGCTGATGAACTGCCCATAAGCGCTGGTCTTGAACCAGCCCGACAGTTTAATGATGTTCCCCTGATGCATGATCTGGCCCTTCCAGTCGGGCGCCTTGGGGTGCTTTTTATCGCGTTGTGGGAAGAAGGCGCCGCCGCCTTCTCTGGGTACATTAGACATTGTTCGTCCCTTCGTAAATATAGCGAGCGAACTCGCGGCCTTTCTCATGAATGATTTCAGTGCGGATTCGATATCCGGCTTTACGGTAAACGTCGATATGTGACGCCAATCGGAAAGAGCCATAGGATGTCAAAGCCTCCTGCGGGGTGATCGGACCCTGAGACATCAGATGTCTAAGGATTCGTTCACGCTGGGTACCCCGGCGGAGGCTTCCTGTTTTGGGACAGGTGCAACCTCGGCAGCAGGCTGCGTGTACCCGGCAATCGCTGCGGACAGGCGTACCGCATCAGAGGATGACAGACGCTTACGAACGCCCTCATTAGCCTCCCGCAAGTCATTCACCTTCATGATCTGATCCTCGCTGGACAACTTGGATGACGCCCGGATACGGCGCACCAGTTCTGCATAGGCTGCGGTGTATTCCTCGACCGTCGCGTGCTGACTGTAGATCTCACCACCCGGCAGGGCGAGCTTCCACGGCAGATTCACCTGCGCCGGCACCTCGGGCGGCATCAGTGCCTCGACCGGGGCTGCTGAGACGCCCACAGAGGCCGTATAGCCGCCCTTATCAACGGGGTAGTCCTGCGCTTCCTCAGCGGTGATCAGGCCTTTGAGAACGTCTGGGAAGGCGTCCCGCAGTGCAAATCCCCGCGCCCGCATCTGGAGCATCCGCTTAGGGTACTGGGTCCACGGACCCTGCTTACCCCACAGGCCGGCACGCTTTGCGTCATCGACGGAGAACCGGACAGTGACGGGCGTGCGTCCCCGGCGCAGGGCGGTGCAGATAGCCGTCTCGCCCTCGATGGACTCTTGGATGTCCTCGCAGGTAGGACTGTTCTGGACCAGCGCCAGAGCCGCATCCCCGTACACTGAGGGCTTGCCATTGATCACGGCAATGTTCTGGAGTGCCTGGAGTGGTGACAGACCAATCTCGGCCCCCCACTGGCAGGCCACCAAGATGTCCTCAGGCTTGCCCTGGTACTGCTTGGGGACCATTGAGGATTTAGCCATCAGTTCAGAGAACTGCATAGCCTCGCCGAGGGTAGTGGGGGTGAACCCACGTACAGTTAAGTTACTCATTTTTTTACCTTTTTCGAGTTAGGAGTTTTCTTCTTCGCGGTCAACTTCTTCTTGACCTTCAGCCTCTTCAAGGCGTCGCGATACACCTTGTTGAGTCCATTCAAGGTCTTGATCTTAATCTCTTGCTCATCGACCCTGATGTAGTGCTCGTACAGCTCGTCCATCAGCTTCTTTGAATGGACGGTCAGGCGCTCGCACTCAGCCCGATACCAGTTCAGCACTTCCCGCTGGTTGAATATGCCGGTCAGCGGGTTGTAATGCTGGGAAAGGGACGCCTTCGCCAGATCAATGATCTGCTCTCTGGTGGCGGTTTCCCAAGTAATTTTAGACATTTGAGCCTCCGAGTTAGGAATTGAGGTCGGCTTTGAAGCTAATACCCTCTTCCGACAGTTGCTTACTCAGTTCAGACAGGGTGAGCTGCAAAATAACAGAGACCACGAAAGCGTCTTTCTGCTCCAAGATGCCCAGCCGCGCCCGTAGATCATTGCCGGCCAGATCCACCATTGCCTTAAACATCTTTTCCACGTTCGCAGTGGTTGCCGGGTCCACCAAGATAGCCGGCATACAGTGCCTGGCGCCATCATCCATCTGCACGTAAACACCGTAATCAATAGCCTTGGTTTTCATTTGATTAAGAACCTCCGCGAACCCGGCACATCCACCACGTATTTGGCGTACAGATCCGGCATCGACGATTGAAATAGCTTCGGATCGAACCGTTTTGTGGATTTTGCAGCCTTCCACGTTGCCAGTACCGTGCCGTCCACCGTGACCATCTCTGCATGGTCAGACATGACCTTCTGCATCGCAATCAGGAGCCGTTCCTCTTCCTCTTCCGCGCCCTTGATACTGGCCTTAATCTGCTTCAGGCGTAGGGCAACCCGCTCTATCTCCTGAGTGGCCGTCACAACCGATCCTGGGCGGTCTACGGGCCAGGTACGGCGTGCTTGTTCGGAATTCTCAGGCGGCAACGGCGTCTGGGTCTGCACCGCCGCCCAATAAACGGCCATTTCCTTAATCAGGTCTTCCCGCTGCTGATCGGTGATGGTGAAGTCGAACGTCACCAGCTCATTCCCGCCAAACAGGACGGCCAGAATCACGTTATCCACCCCGTGACAGGCCGATTCGTGGATCAGCTGCGCCATGTCCGCCGCAGGGATAATGTTGGACTCTTCCGAGAACTTATTCCGGGTCATGCCGTTGTAGTTCTTGGCCTCGACCAGGGTCTTCCCGTCGGTCGTAATGAAGTCAAAGTGGGACTTCAGCCAGGACTCTTTGGGATGCTGCAGGGCATAGTCGGCGTCCTTCAGCTCAAGACCAAGACGGTCGGTCACAAGCCGGCCAATCACCGGCTGCATGACATGACCCATTTGGACGGCCTCAACCTGCGACAGATCAGGGCGTTCCATCAGGCCGAGCTTAGTCAGTACAGCCTGATTAGCGCGGCCATTGGCGGCCATGCGTGAGTCACCCGACCACCAGGCACCATCCCGTACCGCCGGGGCGAAGTCATTTCGGTCATTCATCTGCGGTTACTCCAATCTCGATGGGCAGGTAGAAGCGACCCTCAGGGCCACAGGCCGTGGACAGGCTGCTCATGCGCTGGATGTTGCAATACCAGTGGTC